TGGTCCCGATTTCCACCAACCATCTAACGATGTTCGTCGACGTTCAGGCAACACTGCTGTTCTATACCGTAGTCGCCTGGGAGAGCGATTTCACTGGATATCTCATCGACTATGGAAGTTACCCGGATCAGAAACGGCCGTATTTCACACTTCGTGATGCAAGGAGCACGCTGGCAACGGCCACCAAGGCCGAAGGACTCGAGGGGAGTATCTACGCTGGTCTCGAGAGGTTAACCGGAGATCTGATTGGTCGAGAATGGCGACGTGATGATGGTGCCATGATGCGAATCGAGCGATGCTTGATCGATGCCAACTGGGGTGCTTCGACCGATGTGGTTTACCAGTTCTGCAGGCAAAGCGCCCATGCTGGGATTGTGATTCCAAGCCACGGGAGGTTCGTCGGAGCATCCAGTCAACCGTTTTCCGAGTACAAGCGTCGCCCGGGGGATCGCGTTGGCCACAACTGGAGAATTCCAAATATCCATGGAAAACGAGCCGTTCGGCACGTGGTGTATGACACCAACTACTGGAAAACCTTCATGCACGCTCGCATCGCCGTTTCGATGGGGAGCAAAGGTTGCTTGTCCTTTTTCGGAACAAGCCCCGAGACTCATCGGCTCTTGGCCGAGCACCTCTGTGCCGAGTACCGAGTCCGGACCGAAGGCCGTGGTCGAACAGTGGATGAGTGGAAGCAGCGCCCGGAGCGAGGTGACAACCACTGGCTCGATTGCATTGTGGGTTGCTGCGTTGGAGCTTCGATGCAGGGTGTAGCACTCTCGGGAAGTGAATCGGTTGGTATACCTAAGTCTGGACGAATCAGTTTCGCTGAGCTGCAAAGGAAACGAAACCGATGAGCGAGCCTAAAGATGATAATCAAGAACGAGGCATCTCTTGCCCCCGATGTGGATGTCGGCACTTCTACACCACTAACACCGAACCGCTTCGTGATGGTCGTATCCGCAGACGTAAAGAATGTCGGCATTGCGGCCGACGGATCGTGACGTATGAAATCACGATGACGAAAGACCAAGATTGCTACAGGTAGCAATACTCGAATAAATCAGACTTTTTTTACGTCAGATGAGCAACTGACCGGGTAGTTCTACAGATAGGCAGACGCATTGTCTATCGAACTGGAGCTGACCCCATGGCTGATGAGCTAAAAGACACCATTCTTGAAAACGCGCAAGGACCTGCAAAGGCCTCAGGCGACGCTGGCAGTGTTGAGCAGCACAAACTGACCGACCAGATCGAGGCCGATCGTTACTTGGCATCCAAGCAAGCCGCAAAATCAAAGCGTCGTGGCTTGGTCTTCAACAAGATTGTTCCACCGGGGGCCGAGTAACCGTGTTGTCCTGGATTTCGAATTGGTGGTCAAGCAAACCTGTGCAAAGCAATAAGCCAAGCATGGTACGAGTCGTGCGCGCACGCTACGACGCAGCGGTGACCACCGATGATAATCGTCGCCATTGGGCCAATGCCGATGGGCTCTCGCCCAATGCATCCAATAGCGCCGAGGTTCGCCGGATCCTAAGGAACCGTGCTCGATATGAAACGGCCAACAACTCGTATGCTCGTGGGATTGTGCTAACCCTTGCCCACGACATCGTCGGTACCGGCCCCCGGTTGCAGATGCTCACTAGCGATGCGGAGGCAAACCGTCGCATCGAGCATGCCTTCATGATGTGGGCAAGGTCAATCAATCTGGCGGAAAAACTCCGCACGATGCGCATGGCACGCGCCACGGATGGCGAATCTTTCGCAATCTTTACGACCAACCCGCGATTAAGCACTGATGTCCAGCTTGACCTTCGACTTGTCGAAGCCGACCAGGTCACAACTCCCGATTTGGATCGGCTATCGACAAGTGCGGTTGATGGGATCGTCTTTGATGCGGCTGGCAATCCGATCGAGTACCACGTACTTAAGAGTCATCCCGGGGACGGATTCTACTCGGCTCGCAGCGACTACGATCGAATCGACGCTTCGGCCGTGCTCCATTGGTTCCGTGCTGACCGACCAGGACAGACTCGCGGTATTCCTGACATCATGCCAGCGCTGCCACTGTTTGCACAATTGCGAAGGTTCACTTTAGCAGTGCTTGCTGCAGCAGAGACTGCGGCCGACTTTGCAGGGATTCTTTACACCGACGCTCCCGCTAACGGTGAAGCCGATGCGGCAGAACCATTCGAACCGATCGAGCTCGAAAAGCGAGCATTGGTCACGATGCCAGGTGGTTGGAAGATGGCTCAGATGCAAGCCGAACAACCATCGACAACGTATGCGGAATTTAAGCGTGAACTACTCAACGAAATCGCTCGATGCTTGAACATGCCATTCAACGTGGCTGCCTGTAATTCATCATCTTATAATTATGCATCTGGTCGTCTTGATCATCAAACCTACTACAAGGCGATTCGTGTCGAACAATCGCATCTTGAGCGATGCATTCTGGATCGAATTTTGGCAGCATGGCTCGATGAAGCCGCACTCATCCCTGATTTGCTACCAACAGGTTTAGGTCCATTTGCCCAGTGGCCACATCAGTGGTTTTGGGATGGTCATGAACACGTCGATCCAGCCAAAGAAGCCAATGCTCAAGCCACTCGACTTACGAGCCATACCACTACCTTGGCAGATGAATACGCAAAGCGAGGTCAAGACTGGGAAGTTCAGCTTCGCCAGCGAGCCAAGGAAATCGCACTCATGTCTCAGCTCGGTTTAAGTATCGGGCAAGTCTCACCCGCTCCATCACAGGATAACGCAAATGTCCAAGACGAAGAGGTCCCAGCCGATGACGCTTAAGCCAGACCAAACGCAAAGCCAACTGAGCATCTGCGCAACTGCTGTCTTCGACATCGATGCTGCAGCAGATGGTTCTACCGCTGCATCGCTACCGAAGTTCCGCATGGTCGCCTACACCGGTGGCCCGATGCGAGTGTCTGGTTGGCGATACCCCGTGATCATCGATCTTGCTGGTCTATCGATCCCATCGCAGGCTCGGCCCATCCGCTTTGGTCATGATCCTCTTTCGGGTGTTGGTCATACAGATGCAATCCGAGTCGAGAACAGTCAACTGATCGCCACCGGCATCGTCTCGCGGGATACCCCCGCAGCTCGCGAAGTGGTGGTGAGTTCAAAGAACGGATTCCCCTGGCAAGCCTCGGTGGGTGCCGGAGTGGATGAATACGAGTTTGTCAAAGAGGGACAAAAGGTGACCGTCAACGGGACGCAGTACAGCGGCCCCGTGAATGTCGTCCGAAAGTCCTCACTCGGTGAAATCAGTTTTGTAGACCTTGGTGCCGACGGAGCAACCAGCGCGAGTGTCGCTGCTCAGGCATCTTCAACCCCTGGAGACCAAACCATGGACGACCCTCAAACCCCAAATCAAGACGATCCAAACGCAACTCCTACAGCACCCGTCGCGCCCAATCCGGTAACGCCAGAGCCTGTAGCAACTCAGCCTGAAGTCAATGCAGCAATCGAAGCCATGCGTAGTGCTCATGCAACGGAACTTGATCGCATCGCAGGTATTCGTCGCATTTACAATGGTTCACTTCCGAGCTTGGAGGCCCGAGCGATTCGAGAGGGCTGGAACCTCGAGAAGGCAGAGCTGGAAAAGATCCGAGGGACGCGTCCTGCAGTTGCTGCTGTTCATGTGACCAACAACACGATCAATGCATCGGTCCTTGAAGCGGCTTGCTTTATGGCAGCCAACCTCTCCAACGTCGAAGAAGTTGCCGATGAGCAATCGCTCGAGCTGGCAGCCAGACGGTTCCGAGGTGGAATCGGTCTGCAAGAACTGATTCTCGAAGCCGCTTGGGCCAATGGATACTCTGGACGCAACTTCCGCGATCATCGCGCTGTGATGCGAGCCGCTTTCGGTAGTTCCATCGAAGCAAGTTCTGTGAGCAACATCGACATCGGTGGGATTCTCTCGAACGTAGCTAACAAGTTTCTCTTGGACGGGTTCTACAGCGTTGAGCGCGTGTGGCGAAACATCTGTGCGGTTCGAAATGTCTCGGACTTCAAGACCGTTACCAGCTACCGTCTCATTGGAAAAGATCAGTACGAACTGGTCGCACCAGGGGGTGAGCTCAAACACGGCAACCTTGGGAACGAAAGTTACACCAACCGAGCCGACACCTACGGTTTGATGATGGCAGTCGACCGGCGCGACATCATCAACGACGACTTGGGTGCCATCACGACCGTTCCGAGGAAACTCGGTCGCGGTTCGGGCCTGAAGATTAATGATGTCTTTTGGACCGTTTTCCTAGCCAACTCGGGGTTTTTCACGGTTGGAAACAAGAATTTCCTGTCGGGGACCGATACGGTGCTCTCCATCGACGGACTGACCAAGGCCGAAGTTGCCTACTACGACCTGGTCGATTCCGACGGCAAACCGATCGGTACCATGCCTGCAATCATGCTCGTTCCAACTGCCTTGTCGGCGATCGGATCGCAGCTCTACAAGTCGCTCGAGATGCGTGATGGAACGGCCAATGCTCGTGTTCCGATCACCAATCCGCACGTGGGCAAGTTCCGCGTGGAAGTGAGCCGGTATCTGGCCAACGCCCTCTACACGGGCAACTCGTCGAAGGCTTGGTACTTGATCACCGACCCGAACGATCTGCCACTAATCGAGGTCGCGTTCCTCAACGGCCAAGAAGCTCCAACGATCGAAACCGCCGATGCGGACTTCAATGTCCTCGGTGTTCAGATGCGTGGTTACCACGACTTCGGCGTTGCTCTTCAAGACCCACGCGCAGCGATCAAGTGCAAGGGTGAGGCATAAGCCTTACCTGACCCGTCGTCTATTGTTTGATCCGATTCACTGATTGAGGTTCACAAAACATGCCACAGGCAACATTCATCCAAGAAGGTCATTACATCGATCACACCCCCGTGGGTGCTCTTGCATCCGGAGACGTGGTCGTCCAAGGCGATCTTGTGGGAGTTACGGTTCGTCCTATTGCAGCAGGGGAACTCGGTTCGCTTGCTGTCGATGGGGTCTTTGACTTCAACAAGAACACTGGCGTCGCGTTTACCGTTGGGACCATCCTCTATTGGGATGACACCAACAACATCGTAACGACGACCTCTGCTGGTAATAAGTCCATCGGCAAAGTCGTCCGAGCAGCTGCATCGGCCGACACCACGGTCCGTATGCGTCTGAGTCAGTAACGCAGGTTCTGCTTACCGCTTCACCGCAGATTTCCGCTCCATTTTCATCGCAGGGATCACTATGAAAAGCAAATGTTTTGCTCTGTTGTTTATGGTTGCTGCCACCTTTGGCAGCATAGGCTTTGCCCAAGATCGGATCTGCCCAGATGGCAATTGTCCGATCGTGCAGAGTATGCCTGGGACGATTGTCTTGGATCCACTCAAAGAGAATCTAACCTTCGAAACTGCAAGATCGGCGCTTAGAACCCAAGCTCAAAGTCTCGATCGATTTGATCAGGTCATCCGAGCAACGGTGCGAGTTACAGTAAACAATGTCTGCGGTAGCGGGACAGTTGTAGGCCGCACATCTGATGGAAACGCGATCGTACTTACCAATGCCCATGTGGCCGGTACCACGCGTGGCCGAACCGTCAACGTGGAACGTTGGAACACCAACGGCTCGAGCGAGCGGGGAACCGCATCGATCATTGCTTCGGGATACGGACGTGGGACTAGCGTCGACTTTGCGCTGCTTAAGTGCAACGGGGCATTTGCCAGGGATGTCGATCCGATTCCACTGGCCGATCGCTACCCAAGCAACCAATCGTCGGTGACTACATTTGGAAGTCCAAGGTGTGAGTGGCCAAGTCTCCAGGTATTGCGACTGAATCGTAAAGAAGGACAGATCCTTTCCTGGAAACCTGAAGCCATCGGAGGCCGAAGCGGTTCGAGCATCATCGACTATACCGATGACGGACCGCGGGTAGTTGGACTTCTCACATGGGCTGGTGGTGGCGAGGGGCTTGGCCAATCGACCCCATTTTTACTTAGCGCGATGCGAGGCAAGCTACCTGCAACCCTCGAGGGACTTCCAGCGGGCGCTCGCGAGGTGAGTTGCCAAATCGATGAAAGCAAAGAGATCGTTCAGGTTCCGTCGACGATCTACGGAGAGCCTATGCAGGTTCCACTCGGCTTTCTAGCCCAGGCAGACACCCAGGAAGATCTGATCGACTCGATCGTGGATCGTCCTAAGCTCCGACCCTCGCAACGTGAGCCAGAGGATTCAGGGATCATCACGGATCGACTCCGAATCGGCCCGCAGTGGACTCCGGGGGGACTGATCGCCACTTCGGCTGGTTCGAGCATCGCTTTGCTGTTGGGCTTGCAGTATGGAATTCCGCTGGTACTTCAGGCACTTCGCAATGCCAGGAAGCAACGTGGCAATGCGGTGCTCGATGACGAGCAGTTCAAAAAGCTCATGGATCAGTACCAAACCCTGCTCAAGCTTTTGGAACAAAACAATCAGCCACCTACCAATCAACCGCCCACCATTAAGACCTAGGTGAAGCGATGCCGGATCTACTTCGCATGGGCCAGCAGTGGCTTGCAAGCAAGCTCAAATCGCATGCCTCAATCGCTGTGGTTTATGTGCGAGGTACGAATCAAGTAAGCGTCTTGGCCACGATAGGCCGGACGCTGATGAAGCTTGATGACGGCTACGGTGGGATCCGGATGCAATGGACCGACCGTGATTTTCTAATCAACCCAGCCGATTTGGTCCTAGCGGGATCACTCATCACCCCTGAGCTTGGTGACACGATCCTCGAAACGGTCGGCACCAAAGTCTACACCTATGAAGTCAACGCACCAGGTGGAGAACCTGCTTGGCGCTGGTCGGATCCTCATCGCAGCCTGTATCGAATCCACACTAAGGAAATCGGAATCGCATGATGCCCGCGAACATCGTCGCAATCGCAGATGCAATCACCGCAGAGCTAAACGGCAATACCTTCAGCCAGCCGTTTACTGCGCAGCGACTGTATCTGCCCATCTACGACCTAAAAACGATGTCGGGCTTAAAAGTTTCGGTCGTACCCAAGGGGCTCAGCACTTCATCGCTGGATCGCTCGCGTGACAACTTCGACTACCAGATCGATGTCGGCATCCAAAAGAAAACAAAAAATGAAATGGCAACTATCGATGCAATGATGCTGCTGGTTGAAGAGATCAGCGACTATTTGCGAGCAAATCCCCTTGCAAGCTACCCGAACGCACGGTTTATCAGCGTCGAGAACAACCAGATTTATGCTCCTGACCATCTGGAGACCATGATGCAATTCACAAGCGTCTTAACTCTAACCTATCGTCTCTGGAGGTAACCGATGACCACAGGTGATGTTGGACCGTATCGGCTGCAGTTTACCAGTTCCAAGGGAGTTACTCGTGACATCCCTGGCCTGGACGACAGCGACGATATGTTCAAGGTGAAGTCGATCCAGAAGAAGTTCAGGGATTCTTGGACTCGGACACTCACGGATCTTTGGGACCTGACCACTGGCTTGGGTTCTACTGCTAGCGTCTCTGGTGGTGTTCTTACGATCAGCTCGGGAACCACGGCCGGAGGTTTCGCCGAGCTGCTTTCGAAAGAAACGTTCACCATTCCCTTCCGAGCGATGATAGCGGTCCAGTCTGGGGGGACTCGGCAGGCCAACAACCATCACATCATCGAAGCCATTTCGGTAGATCCCACCACCGGAATACCGGACGGCAAGCACAGCCTGAGCATGGACATCGGTGGTGCTGCCAACACGACGGTGACCAACATGGTCTACAGCGTGCAAAACGGTGGCTTGGTCCCACTTGCGTCAGCTGCATCCGCGATTGTTTCAACTGCCACCTATTCGATTCTCGAACTCGAACCGTTCTCCGACGAGTGCTATTTCCACTCCCGCGCGATGGATTCGACCGGTGGTCGCTCGAACTCGTATGTTCGGCATCAACAAATTCCGGATCCAACCGCGGTTTACAAGATCCGCATTCGATCGATGAATCATCAAGGTTTCAAGGCCGTTACCAACGCGGTCGCTGGACCTGGAAATGTCATCCGTCTTACATCGACCGCACATGGATACACCGGAACTCCGACGATTTGGGTCGAGTACCTCAATGGGGTCACTAATAACGGAGCGGCCCTGCGTGGTAATTACTCTGCCACGGTGATCGATGCCAACACGATTGATTTAACCGGAACGGTATTCTCCGGAGCCTATGTCACTGGATCTGGACAGATCGCACTTGCTGCAGCGCCCGCAGCGATCAATTTCCAATCCCAGTTCTTTAATTGCCAGGATTACGCAGAGCTCACGGCTGAAATCACCGCAGGCCGAGGCCAAACCGTCATTGGACAAAGCCTGGGCGTAATCCTCACCGGAGCGACTGCAACCACGACCAATATCGGAACTGTAACTGCCAACGTCGCTGGCCAAGCGGCCCACGATGCTGTGGTTACCGGCAATCCCGTGCGTGTTGCAGGTCGAGCACAAACAGCAGCCTATGCGAGCGTCGCGACTGGTGATGTGGCCGACTTGGTTTCCACACTGCAAGGGGTACTGGTAACGCGCCCGTGGCAGATTCCTGAACTTGAATGGTCGTTTGCATCCGCTGCTGGGGGTGTGATCAATACGACCGATGTGGTTTTGTCACTGGCAGCCGGTGCAGGTCTGCGTCGCTATATCTGCTCGATGCAGCTTTCGAACAACTCGGCAGTCGCCACCGAAATCGTCCTAAAGGACGGTGCAACGATCATCTGGCGAGGCCATCTGAGTGCTAATGCTCCGATGGCTGAAATCATTTTTGAGAATCCGCTAAGGACCACGGCCAATACGGCTCTGAACTTTGCGTGCATCACCACCGGTGCTGCGGTCTACGTCAATGCACAAGGGTTCACCGCACCGTAAGGACAACCATGATCGGCGCTAAAGTCACCACCAAAAAATCATTCGACAAGGTCAAAGCCAAGGCTCAGCAAGGCAACTTTAAGAGCCTGGGCCATGCTGCTGCTTCGATCCGGTTGGTCGCTCGTCGCTCAATCAAACGTCGGCAGACAGCCTCGATGCCAGGGACGCCTCCGAATACTCGCAAGGGCCAGCTTAAGCGAGCGATCGTTTATGCGATCGACAAGCAACGGGGGATCGCAACCATCGGACCAGACATCTCAGTGGTCGGTACCGCGGGCAAAGCACATGAGTTCGGAGGCAATTTCCGCAAGGAACGTTACCCCAGGCGACCATTCATGGGACCAGCACTCGACAAAGTCAAAGATCGATTACCCCCTATGTGGGCTAACAGCGTTCGTTAAGGAGAAAATTCGATGGGTGTAAAACTAGGACTCGATGCAAGGCTCTATATGAACTCCGGGACGTACGCGAGCCCCACTTGGTCGGGACTCAACAACGTGCGAGACCTAACACTGAACCTGGAAACAGGTGAAGCCGACGTTTCTACCCGAGGCAACGAGGGATGGCGCGCAACGGTGAGCACGCTCAA